GACCTAGCCGATAAACTATATAATTCTAGTTATTCCGATATGGATAGGAATGAATTTAATCAAAAGATTGGATTTAATCCCTATCCACCACCTCCGGAACCAGAGGAAGATTTCAGCGATCAGGTAATGAACGCATTAAGTTCTGCTGGTGACGCTATTGCAAATATGACCGTGGACGATGTACTTCAGTATCTTAAGGAAAACGGTTCTCTTCCCGGAGGTATTGGCGGTTCTATAGCCGGAGCAATTACAGGATTTTTAACTCCCTTACCCGGTGGTGCAATTATGGGAGCAATCTTAGGTGGTGGTATAGGCTCCGGAGGAGGTTCAGTAGCTTCCGATATAGCTATGGATCGTGATGTAGATGTAGTAAAGGCACTTACGGAAGCCGGAATGTCGGTGGGTATAGACGTAGCTACTTTAGGTTTAGGGAAATTTGTAGGTAAGCCTATTTGGGAAGGAATTAAAAAAGCGGTAAGAAGGGGAGATGATCCAAAAGAAATTGTAAAGCAACTTGCAAGGGGGGATGCACAGCCCTTAATAGAGGCAGGGAAAGGTGCAAAAAGAATTCTTCCGGAAAGAGCAGAATCACAAACGATTGCCGATGCTGCTGGATTGTCTTTAACTCCTAGTCAATTAGGACCGGGAGGTGCTTCTAAATGGGAGATTACTAAGGAACTTATAGGTAGAACCGGATTTCTTTCTAAGAATGTTTTTGAAAACACACAGGAAAAAATAAGGGACTTAGTTCAGACAAGAATGAGAACTTTAATAGGTTCCGGAGAAAGCATTACAGACGATGTTTTAGGTAGAGGTTTATTAGAAGCGATGCAAGAGGGGCGCAAAGCAACTATGGAAGCCTACGGTGATGGTTTACAGGAAATATCCTCTACAGTAGGAAAGGGAGTAATAGATTTAAATATTCTCAAGGGAAGTTTAAGGGGATTTGTAAACCGAAGAGAATATAAAGATGCTTTAGGTAATTCTAAATTAAACAAAAAAACTCAAGATGTTATTGGAGAACTTTCTGATTTAATGGGGGATAACACTAAAGCATCCGGTAAGTTTCTATTAGATTTTGAACAGGCATTAAACAAGAAAATTAATGAGGTAGCAACATTTGGTCCTAATTTTGATCCTACAGTAGCTAAACAATTAACCCATTTATCTAAAAAAATTAAAGTCGTTACTCGTAGAGAAATAAGTAAAATTGATAAAGAAGCCGGATTAAAATTCGGTAGACTACAAAGGTCCTATGGTAAAAACATGGGTACAATTTATCCAAAAATTAATAAAAACTTTATTACTAACGCAAAGAACGGTGGTTATTCTTCTTTAGGAGCTATGTTTGCACAGTCAGGAAAAATTGAAAACATTCAAGCAGCAATGAAATCTATAGATCACGCATATAAACAAATAGGAAAGGATACATCACAATTAAGTTTTAAAACTGCACTAGAAGCTAAAAATGCTGTAGCTCAAGGCTACATCCAGAAAGTTATTCCAAACGCAACAAGACCAGATTTTGATATTAAAGATTTTCAACAGTTAGCTAAAGATTTAAAGGACCCTACAGAAGCTAAGAAAATAAAAATAATATTGGGCAAGGGGTATTCAAGTTTTAGAAGGACAGTTAATTTAATGTCCCATGCGTCCGAAAAACCTGAAGGAGGGCTTGCTACGTTATTCTTACGATCTAAAGAATATACTGCTGTAGGGGGATTAGGAGCAGCAGCAGCAACGGGGTTAATGCCAGCCACTACAGCAGCAGTAAGCGCAGGGACGATACTTCTTGGCCCTGTATTTATGGCTAGAGCGGCTGTCAATCCCAAACACGTTAATAAATTAATTAAAATAGATCAGTTAGGAAATAAACCAGCGAAAGCCTTAAAATTAGCATCTGTATTGGTTAATGATATAGTTGATGAAATGTATGCCGAAGGAATGTTAGGAGATGATATTCTTGGGATAATGGGTGGGCAGTAATAAACATGGCTGAAGAAGACGGATTATTCACTAATAGAGCTAGACAGTTTAGAGAAGCTGCTGCTTTAGGCTCTTCTAACCCTAGAGCATATCTAAGGGGTGCTGGTGCAATCGCTGGAGGTGTGGGCGATCTTATGGCTGTTCCTTTAGAGGCCATAACTCCTCAGTTTGTAGAGGACGGGATAGCTGCTGTGGCCCGTAGTGCTATAGAGACAAAGCCGGGGAAATACTTAATGAATTTAGCTAAAGAAAATCCAGAGATAGCTAAAGATTTAGGTGCGCTTGTAAATATAATAGGTGTTATCCCGGTAGCCAGAATAGCTACTCAATCGGGAACCGCTGGTTTAAAGGCTATGGCTAAAGCAACTAGAGAAGGTAAAAGTCCTAAACAAATTGTTTCTGAAGGGATAAAAAAATCCGCATCCAGACCGGAATTTATATCGGATATAACTAGAAATATGCCCACTCTACAAAGAGGTGGTCCTGTCGGTGACGTAATAGATGCGGTCAGGGGCCAAAGAACTCCAAAGGAAATTTTAACTGGAACTAATAAATTTGTAGGGTCCGGTCTGCCTTTTTATCCTTACGGTTTACTCTCGTCCGGAGGGGAAGCATTTGGAGCTTTACCTTACGCTGCTTTAGAAGCAATAAATCCTAATGCTTTAGCTAGGAGGGAAGGTACTGGACGTTCTTTGAGATCATGGCCAGAAGAAAAAGCATTATTAAAGGACCAGAAATTAAATGTAAACCAAGGAGGAAGATCAGGATCAGAGTTAATGCAGTTGTCTATGCAGCTAACTACTACAGGTAAACTTCCTAAACATATGGGACCCGGAACTCCTATTTTTGATTATTATTATAAAACTGGACCTATGGATATAAATGTAGATAGTGTAGGAATTAAAAGTTCAGCATTTAAAGGAATACCGGACAACATAGCTGAACGTCATCTACACCACATACGAAACGCACATAGTTTAAATCCAAATAAAAAAACAAATGTATTAATAAAAAGACCGGAGAGGGACGGGATAGGAATGGAATTTGTAGGAGCAAAAACTACTACGGCTCCTATTTTAAGAGGGTTTAATAGCGGTTCTTTATTAAAGACATATGAAAAAGTGTACGGGAGTAAAGTTGACCCAAAAGGGATGATTGAAGTAACTCAACTTATGAATGGATTATCTGATAAAAATTTAAAAAAATTAGGGGAAGCTATAGGACAGAATACTCCGGGGAGAACTGATGCTTTTAAGTTTCTTTTGGAAGCTAGGAAAAAATCACAGTCAGGAAAAAAATTAAATAATACTGAAGAACGATATTTAAATGCTTGGGAAGAGATAGGGAACCCATTAGCCACAATAAAGGACACTAATGGAAATGTAATCAGTAACAGTAATTTAGCAGATATTATTATCCCCGATGATGGTTTAATACATTCTACCGGATCATTTTTATCTTCCAACAAAGAACTAGGTGGTGTTAATTATTTTCTTACTACCGACATAAAAAACCTAAAGTCCTACGTTACCGGAAGTGATAAAGCGGATTTATTTGATATGGAGGGGGGTAAAGATTCAGTTCAATTACTAATTACTGTACCTACTCAAGTAATAAACCACACTTCTAAAAAGAAATATAAATTTGACAAAAGCCGTATGCGGTCAAAAAATACTAAGCAGAACAGAAAAGCTAAAAAAGAAATGGTTCAACATAGGCAAGATATAAAGGACATGAAGTTTACTCCGGAATCAAGACACTACAGACAAGCTCTTTCAAACGCTGCACAATTATCCGCTACCTTTGCACAGACTGATTCCGGTCTATTTACTCCACCTCCTCAATCAGAACCTTAAGATACCACTCAGCCTTCTTTAAATCCTCTACACCATTCTTGTACCGATACCTCCACAGGTACTTAAGTATATTCCCCTGTAGGTAATACTCAAATCCCTCTCCCGTAGCTGCCCGTATAGCGTCTATCGCTTCAACCCCTGCTTGATTGTAATGAGAGGGGTTGTTTACCATGTCCTCTTTAGTCTTCATCCGTATCTCCCTATAAATCTAGCTATATGATGAACCCACGGTAGGAGTGCTACTGCCATCAACAGATTGGCTCCGGTGTGGGCTAGGGCAATCCTAAATGTATCTCCCTTAGGCATACCGTCCGACACTAGTAGCCCTGCTAACCAGATAGTCCCTGTAGTCCCTATATTAGCTCCCAGAACAGCAGCTATGGCACTTGGTAGGGGTAGGAACCCACTGGCTACTAAAGCTATAATAGCTGTGGTACTCAGGGAACTGGATTGCCATGCCAACGTACATACAATACCACCTAAGAACATCCAGTATGGATTATGAACAAACCACTCCAGATGTTCTACGTTCCCTAAGGATTTCATACCTCCAGCAAACATCTTTAGACCAAGGTAAAATACAACCAGACCTATGCTTATC